AAGAATCAATTGGCAAAAGAAATCATGAGGTGGTGGAATGTGGAGAAGCAAGGCATTTCTGAGAGCGGTAGCAAGCCTACCTTGTCAACTCTGCGGACGGGAGGGAGAAACACAAGCAGCACACGCTAACTGGAGTCAATACGGCAAAGGAATGGCGATGAAGGCACATGACTGTTACTCAGCAGCCCTCTGTGTTGGATGCCATTCAGAAATTGATCAGGGCAAAAAACTGACTTATGAGGAACGGAAAGAATTATGGGAAGCAGCATGGAGAAAGACTATTTTGGTTTTGTGCGAAGAAGGGAAGCTGAAACCAATGTGAGCGTGTGGGATCACAACTTCAAACGCATTGAAAAGAAGTTCAAGACCTGCAAGCAGTGCAAGGAATCAAAGGAGGAAGATCAGTTCTATCGACACCCGAAAGACGGTCTGTACAGCAGGTGTCGAGTGTGTGATGCAGAGAGACAACGAATCTATAGGTCAAAACGTGCAAGCAAAAATACAGTGGTCAACACCGGAGATCGACCAGCAGATCCTGTTCATAGCCAGAGTGTCAAACCCCAAAAACCAGCATTCTGGAAACACCAATCTTTTAGCGTATCTGATGCGAAACGGGCACGTTAGTCCGTTCGAGATGGCTAATGTGTGCATGGAGATTGAAACGACCCGTGACATAGGCAGACAGATCCTCAGACATCGATCCTTCAGTTTCCAGGAGTTCTCCCAGAGATATGCAGTTGTTGATTCTGAGGCTGACTTACGGGAATGTCGGATGAATGATCCAAAGAACCGACAAAACAGTATTGTCTGTTCTGATCAGGAAACGATTGCAGAATGGGAGCGACTCCAGCGCAACATCCAGAAGTATTGCGGTGCAGCATACAAAGCTGCGTTGGAGGCTGGCATTGCTAAAGAACAAGCCAGATCACTGCTTCCGGAGGGTCTAACGATGTCCAAAATGTATGTCAACGGGACGATGCGTAGCTGGATTCACTACCTGAAGCAGCGTCTTGACCCTACAACACAGAAGGAGCACAGGGAGGTCGCTCAGGCTGTTCTCAATGAACTCAGGACTGTAGCGCCCATCACAATGCAAGCGTTTTTTCCACAGGAGTCGACATGAAAGCGATCATTCTTGCTGTAGGTCTGTTGTTGTCCGGTGCTGCTGTAGCGGCATGCGCTACACACACGTACTTCCAAAACGGGCGAATTGTGACCTGTACAACGTGTTGTTTTGGGAACAATTGCACGACAACTTGTTTTTAGGTAGACTTCTATCTGTTGGCGTAGGAACCGACGGATAGAACCCTTGCTCATGCATCCTGCCCAGATCCACACAGTCTGGGTTCCTACCAGGGTGCAGCAGCAAGGGTTTTTTGTTTCTACGGCCAACCGCACTCCGAGCGAGATCAAGAGCCTGCATGGGCTGCGCGGAAGAAAACACCGGCCAATCCTCACCCGAATTGTTGCCGTCCAGCCTGTCTGCTAGGGACTGGGGAAGACGCCTGAGACAGCGGTGGTAGACCACTCAGGCATCGATGAATAGCAGCGTCCAGCGTACTCTGGTCTTAGCACAAGATGCTAAAGATGGGAGAGGTCAGAGCAAGTGCTTCGCAAGAAGGTCTGCTCCACCCTGGGGGAACTATGCTCAGATAAATACAGAGCTATAGAAAAACACAGATCAGTAGAAAAAAATCATCACTTATCGAGCAGTGAAAGCATTATGCTACGCACTCCAACAGGAGATGACATGAAACCAGAAGACGTTAGCCAAGAGTGCTGGGACTACTTTGTCGAACATAGAAAGTTTAAGAAAGCCATTGTGACTCCTAGAGTTGTCAACATGATCAGGACAGAGGCTCACATTGCAGGATGGACTCTAGAGCAGGCACTAGATCACATGGTGCTGCTCGGATGGAGAGGGTTCAAGGCTGAGTGGGTAGAGAAAAAACAGCGCACGCAGGATCAGAAGCAAGACCTGTGGAATCAACTGACAGGCAAAAACATCATTGATCTGGGGGATGCGAGATGCAAAGCTATTGCGAACGGCTGATAGAGCGTTTTGGCGTGTTTTGGGGCAAACAAAAAGTGTTGTCTCAATTTGGATCTACGCCACAAGAGATCCAGTTGGCAAAGGATGCCTGGGAGACTCAACTGAGGTCTGTGTCACCGGAAACAATCAAACAGGTTCTGGATCACATCAAGCGAGATCCTCCTGCATGGCCCCCGTCTCTGGCTGACTGGATTCAGTTGTGCAAACAGTTCGATAGGCCAGAACACAGACCTGCATTGCCAATGCCTGCCAAAGAAATCACAGAGGCTGGAAAGCAGATCATAGAATCCGCTGTGCAGCAGATGCGTACATCAGGATTCGACTACCTGCACTGGGCGAAGTTCCCAAAGAGCGCACAGGCAATCCTGCTGCTCAAGAGAGGAATCAAGGATGACAAGAGACTCGCTGACATCTGGGCCCATCACATGGCAACGAATGGTGCTGACTGCCAGCCAGCAGCGAGAGAGCAACTTCTGGCTATGAAAGAAAACTATAAGGTTGTTGAGATCGATTAAAAAATTTATTTGCAAACGACAACACAAGCGGTCAAAAGTGTGAGATGATTCTTACATCGAGACAACACACATAGGAGCAGCAAACATGAACACAATGATTCAAGTTGACAAATACAACGTCCGCATCGTCAACACCGGCGACAAGTACGGCCGTGATGACTGCCTCACGAACGAAAAAGAGCAGATGGTCGAGTTTTACGACAGCCGTTTTGATCACAAGTCTTCAATGGGGCGTGGACAGTTCGTCAGTCGCTATTACACCAGCACCATCCTGAAAGGTGACTACAAAGACGGTCTGTGCCTTGATGGAGGCATTCCTGAGTGGACAGTTAGCCCAGATGGGATGAAAAAGGTTGTTGAGTTTTTGAGTCAGCAGTAAATCATTGGGGCTTCGGCCCCAAACCTGTGGAGGATGGTAATGCTGAATGCCAAGACTGATCCAAACCTGTTCTTCAGAACGATGGACGACTGTCCCAGAGACAAGAAGGTTCTGCTTCTAAACCAAGCAGGAATCGCTCAGACAGAGTTCTGGGATGGATCAAACTGGTTCATCGGCTGGCATCCTCTGCCGAAGATCCCAGTCGAGATGAAGGATCAACTGCTAGTACCAAAATCAAACATCGGAATGCTCTTGGGAGATTGAGATGATTGAATCACGCATTGCAGGTATCCCCTGCTTGATTGACCTGACAAGCTACAACCGTTTGGAAGGTTCCTACAGTCGCAATGCAGCGAGCGATCTGGACTACTACGGGTGGTCAGAAATCGAGTTCCAGGTGTGTGACAGGAACGGACGTCCTGCTCCGTGGCTTGAAAGAAAGATGACGGATAAGGATTACAGTCGGATCTGCTCGCAAATCGAGGGTTGCCATGACTGAAGACGACATCATCGATCTTGCCGATAATGCAGGCATCACGTTTGTAACACAAAGCGGTGTTGCAAGTGCAACGGTTGAATGGTTGCATAAGTTTGCAGATCTGGTTGCAGAGCGTGAACGTGAAGAATGCGCCAAAATCGTAGAGTTTTATTTGCGTAATTATCCGGAATATGTAACCGGCGCGCCTCAAGAAATCAGATCAAGAAGTGAGAAATGAGAATCGAAGCAAAACTAAAGGAGAAAAACAATGCTTGACGTTACACCAGAACACAAAGATCACACGACACCAGAACACAGACTGCTTTATTCTGTTGTAATTCTAGCAATCAGAGATTCCTGTCTCGCACCAATTAAAACCAAACCAATATCAATGCAATGGGACGCAACAACTGCACATGATTTTATTTGGTTGGATGCCTTGGAAAGTTATCTACATTATCTGGATATTGATGTGGATTACTTTCGCAAGAAGTTGATTGAAACAATGTCAAACGATAAGGAAGTAGTAATAAATGGATTCACAAGCGAAGATCGCAGAAACTTCAGGCTCAACAAATCTATCTGGGACAGAGAGTCAGCCAGACTGGGTGGTAGGGTGGCTAGCGATACATCGAGAAATTGGAACTCTGTGGACAGCGTTGCTCCAAAAAAACGCACAAGCATCACAGGACAGCCTTTTACGTATTCAAACGGAATCACGCCTATTGTCCAATACCATCAAATTGATTCAGGAGAATGATTATGCAAAAAATGTCTTTCGATGAACTCTACGTTCTGGTTGTTAGCTGGAGTCGAGCGCGACAAATTATTCCAAACTCAACTGCCAACGCTCAATTCTTAAAAATGGTGTCAGAGATGGGTGAACTGGCAGATGGTATTGCTAAAAAAGATATCACCCTGACTGCTGATGCTGTGGGAGACGTATTGGTTTGCATGATCAACTTCTGCGAACTCGCAGGACTGGATATGGTTGATTGCCTCCAGGGTGCATATATGGAAATCAAAGACAGAAAAGGCACTCTGCTTCCGAATGGTGTATTCGTTAAGGACGTAGCATGAAAACAATGCAGAAGGTCTGGATCAAACGGGGTATTGTGTATGTCCCGCATTTCCACAATCCGCGTATGTGGGTTGGGCCCGGATACGGTTCGAGAAACATGAAGGAATACTCTGAGCCTAAACTGCGAGCATTGGGTGCGATTGACTCCATGCGTTTGCTACACCAGAAAACTGAGGTAAACTAATGACGGTTGTCTCCTCCTCCTGTTGTCCCCCAATCGCTGGGGGACTTTTTTCATGATCCCCAAACTCCTACATTTTGTTTGGGTAGGCGATGAATCAAAGCGCCCAAAGGAGATCGACTCATGGACACATCCAGATTGGACAATCAAAGTCTGGGGGAACGACAGTCTCTCGGACGGATGGATTCTGGCGAAACACATGGCGCATTTCTGGGACAAGGAAAAGGCCGGTGTTGCAGACTGCATGAGATGGGAGATCCTCTACAGGCACGGTGGGATTGCGATGGATGCGGATTCCGAGTGCGTTCGTCCTCTGGAGGACTGGTTACTTCAGCCGGATGTCTTTGCCTGCTGGGAGAATGAGATTGCCCGTCCTGGGTTGATTGCAAACGGTATCGTCGGAGCAGTCCCAAAACATCCGTTGATCGGTCAGATCATCAGCGACATGGAAAAGGATGATGTTGACGGGCGAATGGCGTGGCAGTTCTCAGGCCCAGCAAGACTGACAAAGACAGTACATGAGCATTCATTCAGAGATATCACGGTTTATCCGTCGCACTATTTCCTGCCGGATCACTTCTCTGGCAGCAGATATCAGGGATCGGGTCAAGTCTTTGCTAGGCAATCGTGGAAAAGTACGCGAGGTGAGTGGTGCTGAACTTTTTGGTCACTTCCGCCATCAACGACAGCGAACGAAGGTTCCAGGAACTGATAGGAACGATTGAGAGCGTTTGGAAGCGTTCTCCGCTGTCTACCATTCACATCGTTGAAACGTCGCTTGTAAGGCCCAAAGATTCGCTCCTATAGGCATTACCACATCGTGTAGTGCTTGTTGGACTGTGGGGAGCAGATTGGATCAGGCAAGCGCACAATCAAAACTTGCCTATTGGGTTTGTGCAGAATGCAATCGAGATCCATGCACTACAGTTGATGATGGATGAGGCGTTCTACTACGACAGGGTGTACAAGCTGTCAGGTCGGTATCAGGTGACGGATGACTTCGATCCTGACAGTCACGAGCATGACAAGTACACCTTCGTTCATCCTCGGAGAACTGGGTTCAGCATGGATCAGGTTGGGACTGAGGGTATGCTGATGACTCGGTTGTTTGGGATGCCAAAGTCCAAGTGTCAGGAGTTAAAATCAGTCTTGGAGAAAATAGAAAAAGAGCATTGGCAGAGGTGGTTATCTGGAAAGGTTTACGATATTGAGCATGGGTTGTATGCTCATATTGACAAGACCAATTGCCAGTTTCTTGATAAAATTGGGGTCAGAGGTAGGATTGGGCATCTCGAAACCATTGTTGAGGATTGATCCATGCCGATCACCAGTAAACAGCAGCAGCGTCTTATGTATGCCGCAGCCGGAAGCAAAAAGGTTGCGAAAGAGACGGGCGTTCCACAAAAGGTTGCCAAGGAAATGATTGAGGCGACTCCTGCCAAAGCGTACAAAAAGATGCCGAGGAAGAAATAATGGAATGTCCGATTGCTACTGGTGACAGCAAGGTCAACGACCGAAACAAGGCTGAAGCCGAGTCGAAAGCAGGTTATGCTGAGGCAGAGGATGATGAGTACAAATGCGGCAATTGCGCTCGATTCATCCAGACTCCGGAGATGATGGAGTGCATTGTTGCTGGTCTGCCAGAGGATATGCAAGAGATCGTAGACGATGACGATATTGGCTACTGTGCTCGATGGGACTTTCGATGTTCCGAGGACATGGCCTGTGATCGTTGGCTAGCTGGCGGGCCTGTAAAAGGTATGACAGAGAAACACAAGATGATGCTGAAGATGGCTCGAATGATGGAGGACGAAGATTGAAAACTCCAGCATGGACTAGAAAAGCCGGTAAAAGTCCGTCAGGCGGGTTGAATGAGGCTGGCAGGAAGTCTTATGAACGTGCCAATCCTGGAAGCGATCTGAAGGCTCCTGTCAAGTCTGGTGACAATCCAAGGCGAGCATCGTTTCTTGCAAGGATGGGTGGTATGCCTGGGCCGGAATACAAGGACGGCAAACCTACCCGTCTGTTGCTTTCATTGCGAGCATGGGGTGCATCATCCAAGGCAGACGCTAAGGCTAAGGCTAAGGCAATCAGCAAAAGGAATGAAAAATGAAAGGCTTATACGCCAACATTCACGCAAAGCGTAAGCGTATTGCTGAGGGTTCCAAGGAAACGATGCGTAAACCTGGGACTGAGGGCGCTCCAACTGCCAAGGCTTTCAAGCAAGCTGCCAAGACTGCCAAGAAACGGTGACGTATGGACATCAACCAACTGCTTCGTTCACTAGGTCTGCAACAGGCTTATCAGGCTTACCAACAAAACATTGGTGAGCCTTTTGCTGCGGTAGTTGGTGGTGCTGGCAGGGGTTATCTCGGGCTGGACAAACCAGAATATGGTGGTTTGTTGGGAGAAGAAACCTATCGTATGGGACAGGCAATGGGAAATATGCCTGGGATTGGCGCTCCAGCAGGGGCGTTTAAGGTAGGTATGCAGGCTGCTGCTAAGGCTCCAGGGTTGCTTGCTGATGCTGTGCAGATGATGAAGGCTAACCCGGAAGCTGGGTTGTTAGCGATTACTGGCTATCATGGCAGTCCGTATAAATTTACTAAGTTTGATGCAAGCAAAATCGGCAGCGGAGAGGGCGCTCAGTCTTATGGGCATGGTTTGTATTTTGCAGAAAGTCCGACGACTGCTGGTCAATATAAAATGTCAACCGCAGTAGATAAATATGAAACATCTGCTGGGCCATTCAGGTCTAGTGATTTAGTTGATGCGTTAGTTGCAAACTCTGGTCAAATTGAACCGAAATTGCAAAGCTCATACATGGCAAAAGCAAATGAGGTTGTTCGTGATTTGATAATGGGTAGTAGCGCAGATGATATTGCAAAATCAATAAGAGAAAGCAAATATGCGAGAACTTATGCTGGTCTTGCAGATGCAGTAGAAAAACTAAGTCCTGCAAAAGCAACAGGAAAAATGTATACAGTAGACATCCCAGACGAGATGATTGGCAAGATGATTGACTGGGATAAACCAATCGGTAGACAGTCAAAACAAGTAAAAGAAGCAATTCAACAAACTAGGTCAATGCTTCCGGAAAATGCAATAAGTGATCTAGGTGGTGATTTGTCGCTTTTGTATGGGCCGAATGTAACTGTAAATCAGTTCCTAAATACATGGGAATCTTTGTCTGGCAAAACTGGGGCTGGTGAAGCTGCGCTAAGGCAGTTTGGCGTTCCGGGTGTAAAATATCTTGATGAAGCGTCTAGGCAGAAAGGTAAGGGAACTCGCAACTTTGTTGTGTTCCCAGGTGAGGAAGGGGCGCTCAGGATTCTGAACGTAGAATGATTGTTTCTGACTCACCTTTTTGGCACTGCATTGTCGATGATTTCTTGGTTCATCCGCACGATGTAGCAGCAGAGTTTCCAAAACCAGACGACGAATGCTGGTTCCGGTATGACAATCCGCTAGAGGTAAAGCAGACTTGTAATGACTGGCACAGATTCGGGCCAAACATATACAAGACCTTCCAGCATCTATTGAGTCAATCGTTTGCTGATTTCCTGAGCAGATACACAGATTGCGAACTTATCCCGGATCTCGGTTTGCACGGTGGTGGGTTGCATCAGCATGGCAGGGGAGGCAAGTTAAATGTTCACTTGGACTACAACCTCCATCCGAAGCTACATCTACAACGTCGGCTTAACCTTATTGTTTACCTTACTCCTGAATGGCAACCGGAGTGGGGTGGTGGGCTGGGTCTGTACAAGAACAGCAGAAAACTTGTCCAGACTATTGAGCCGAGGTTTAACAGAGCGGTGATATTCGACACTCGGGGAAGTTGGCACGGATTGCCAGAGCCGATAGAATGCCCACAAGGTGTAACAAGAAACTCAATCGCAGTTTACTATTTGACCGATCCAGAGGAACAGACAGACAATCGTACTAGAGCATTGTTTGCTCCTACTGTTGATCAGCAATCAGATAAGGCTGTGCTGGAGTTAATAAGCAAACGAAGTAAGTAATTACTGACCAACCGAAAGGAGTCAGAGTGTGGAAAATAAAATACAGAATCAAAATTTAACTCGGCAAGGACGAGGAAGGCCAAAGGGCAGTCCTAATAAAGTCCATCAAAGCATGAAGCAGGCTATTGCTGAGGCATTCGAGCAGCTAGGTGGAACTGAGAGGATGGTGCAATGGGCGATGGAAGATCCCAAGCACTTGACTGAGTTCTACAAGCTAGCAGCAAGGCTGATCCCTGTTGAGACTCAAGTCTCCGGGACTAACGGTGGGCCAATACAAACGGTGCTAGAGGTGGTCGGTGTCTCGAACCAGAGTTGAGATACCGGACAAACTGCTTCCTTTATTCCAGCCACGCCGATACAAGATCCTTCATGGTGGTCGAGGATCAGGTAAGTCTTGGTCTGTAGCAAGAGCATTGATTGCTTTAGGAGCTACAAAGCCAATCCGGGTGCTGTGTGCTAGGGAGACTCAGAAAAGCATCCAAGAGTCTGTGCATCGTTTGCTGAAGGATCAGATTGAACTATTGAACTTGCAATCTGTATACACGGTTCAGGAAACAAAGATCATCGGTGCTAACGGAACAGAGTTCACCTTTGCAGGTATTCGCCAACAGGGTGTAGTCAACCTCAAGTCGTACGAAGGTACGGACATCTGCTGGGTTGAGGAAGCACAGGTTGTCAGTAAGCGATCATGGGACATTTTGATTCCAACGATCAGGAAACCTGGATCAGAAATCTGGGTGACATTTAATCCTGAACTCGATACGGATGAAACCTTCACTCGATTCGTTACGCATCCACCGAATGATTCTTGGGTGTGTGAGATCAACTGGAGTGACAACCCTTGGTTTCCCGAAGAACTCGATAAAGAGCGCAGAGACTGGTTAGACCGCGATCCGACCGGATACCTCACAACCTGGGAAGGCAGATGCCGTCCTGCTGTTGAGGGTGCTATCTACGCAAATGAAATGGAAGCAGTACAGAGGGAAGGCAGGATCAGGAACGTACCGCTAGACCCGCTTCTAAAGGTTCATACAGTCTGGGATTTAGGATGGAATGACTCCATGTCGATTATTTGCGTTCAGAGGGTAGCGTCTGAAATCAGGATCATTGACTATATCGAGGACAGTCACAGAACCATTGACAGCTACGTTATGCAGTTGCAGGAACGTAAATGGAACTGGGGAACGGATTACATCCCGCACGACGGAGCAAGCAAGGATTTCAAGTCAGGCAAGTCGACAGAAGAAATGCTCCAGAGTCTTGGCAGAAGCGTCCAGGTACTCTCAAGAGGTAATCCAGAGGAGGGTATAAGGCTTGCAAGGCAAGTCTTTCCTAGAGCCTATTTTGACCAGTCTAATTGCATGGAACTGGTGAATCATCTCAAGCGCTATCGCAGGCAGGTTAATCAGGTAACGAATGAGCCGGGTGCGCCACTGCACGACGAACACAGTCATGCAGCGGATGCGTGGAGGTATCTTGCTCAGAGTTTGGACATGATGAGCAACGATGACTGGGGCAAACCATTGAAAAATAATACGAGGTGGGTGGTATGATGCTAATACCGCAGGGTTCCATTGTGTCAAAGCGGGTTTTCGATGAGGCAATCAAGCAATTAACTGAGCGCATCGAGAAACTCGAAAAACAATTGGCAGAATCGGACAAGCGAACCTACACTAAGAGGTCAGAGAAATGGACGAAGGCAGACTCAAAGCTATAGTCTCAGCCGAGATTGACGATGCGATCGGTTATCTGGACACCGAAACGTCTGAAGAACGTGCGAAGTCAATGGATTTCTACCGTCGGAATCCGTATGGAAACGAGGTAGAAGGTCGATCTCAGATCGTGACCGGAGAGGTTGCAGAAGCCGTTGATGGCGCTCTCCCTCAACTCATCCGAGTTTTCTCTGCTAGCGACGATCTGGCGGCTTTTGAGCCTACTGGCCCGGGTGATGAGGCTGGAGCAAAACAGGCAACGGAGTATGCAAACTGGGTTTTCTACAGAAAGAATCCTGGTTTCAAGATTCTGCATGACTGGTTCAAGGATGCGCTGCTCCAGAAAACAGGAACGGTTAAGTGTTACTGGGATACCAAGATCGATGTGATTGAGGAGCGATACGAGAACCTGTCAGAACCTGAATTGATGCTGTTGATGGCTGACGGTTCCAGAGAAATCGTTGCTCAGGAGATGGTCGCTCAGGAAATGACTGATCCGATGGGTCAGGTCATGCAGCAAATGTTCTTCAATGTCGTTGTTAAGAAGCGCAATCAACATGGCGAGATTAAGATTGAGAATGTCCCGCCCGAAGAATTGATCGTCTCAAAACGCGCTAAAACGCTCCAGGACGCGCCATTTGTTGCACATAGGACGCTAGTACCTCGGACAGAACTCCTGCAAATGGGGTTCGATCCTGCGATCGTGGATAACCTTCCTGTTTACAACAGTCTGGACTTCACCGAGGAGAAACTTGCTCGGTACTCTCCAGGCGAGGAGCCGTTTGAGAACTCCAGCCTTGACCCTGCCATGCAGGAAATCGAGGTGTTTGAGTGTTATATGTACGTTGACGTAGATGAGGATGGGATCGCAGAGTTCCGCAGGATCGTCTACAGCAACAATGAGATTCTCTCGAATGATCAAACGGATTACTGTCCGTTTCACGTTATCTGCCCGATCCCGATCCCGCATAAGTTTTTCGGTCAGTCGCTCGCTGATCGGACGATGGACATTCAGTTGATCAAGTCCACGATTGTCCGTCAGATGCTGGATAACCTGTATCTCACCAACAATGCTCGGGTCGGCGCTGTGGAGGGTCAAGTTAATCTGGACGACCTTCTGAATGTCACTCCGGGTGGTGTTGTCAGGCTCAAGAATCCTGCTGCTGTTGTCCCGCTACAGGTCACTCCTGTTGCTGCTCAAGCATTTCCAATGTTGGAGTATTTCGACCAGACTCAGCAGAAGCGCACAGGTGTATCCGATAGCGCACAGGGACTAGATCCTGCTGTTCTGTCAAATGTCACAGCAGCGGCCGTTGCAGCGGTTACGAGTGCACAGCAGGGTAAGCTAGAGCTAATGGCTCGAATCTTCGCTGAGACGGGGATTAAGAGCCTTTTCAAGGGCATTCTTCATCTGGCTTGTAAGTATCAGGACAAACCGACCATCATTCGGCTGCGTGGTCAGTTTGTGCCGATGGATCCCAGAGAATGGTCGAATCAGTACGATGTGCAGATTTCGGTCGGTCTTGGTACGGGAACGAAGCAAGAGCAGATGGCAATGCTTCAGATGGTTCTGGCTAAACAAGAGCAGATCCTGTTGCAACTTGGGCCTGCCAATCCTCTAGTTTCACTCGGTCAGTATCGATCAACACTTGGAAGGTTCATCGAGGCTGCTGGGTTCAAGGATTCTGCCGAGTTCTTCAAGCAAATCACTCCTGAACAAGACCAGAAACTCTCCAATCCTCCTCCGCAAGAGCAGCAACAGAATCCTGCTGTCGATGCAATGATTGCTCAGGCTCAAGCACAGATTCAGATTGAACAGCAGAAAGCAATGGCTGCTATCGAGACTCAGCGCATGAAGGCCCAGGCAGACATTCAATTGGCTAGGGAAAAGGCTGCTGCTGAGATTCAGTTGAAACAGCAGGAGTTCGAAGCTGAGGCGCAGTTGAAAGCAGCCAAGATCGGCGCTGGCATTACTCGGAATGTTGAGATCCCAGGATGAAGATGACACCGGAGAGGGCTGCAAACCTACTCAGGGATGATTCATTCAACTGGGAACTAGAGCAACTGAAGGCGACGTTTGTTTCTCAAATTGTCAACTCAAATGAACATGAACTTGACACAAGAGAAAACGCCTATAGAATTATTCGTGCGATAGATTTAATTAAAGGCCATTTCCAAGCGATAGCAGAAACGCCTGAGATTAAATCTAAACGGTTGAAAATCTTTTAAGGGGTTTTATGGACACCAATCCGCAAGGAAGTGCCCTCGATGTAAATACGGGAGCGCAAGCGATTCTTGGAATGCTGGGTGAGGAAGGCGAACAGCCGACTCCGGAGCCTCAGCAGGAAGAAAGTCAAAGCGAGTATGTTGAGAGCGAGCCGGAACAGGTAGAGGAAACACCTCGATACCGTGTTAAGGCAGCAGGTGAGGAAGTCGAGGTAACGCTTGATGACCTGATCAAAGGCTATCAACAGTCCACGGATTACACGAAAAAGACCCAATCGCTTGCAGAGCAGCGTAAAGCAGTTGAAGCAGAACGTGCTGCTGTCGAGCAGGCGAAGCAACTCCGGGATACTTATGCACAACGTCTTGAGATGATCGAGAAGGTGTTGCAGCAGGAACCGGAGGATTTGAGTGCGCTGAAAGAGACTGATCCGATTGGATATGCAGTTAAGGTCGCAGAGCAGCATCAGCGGCAACAACAGTTATATGCAGTTCAGGCTGAACGTCAACGCCTTGCTCAACAGCAACAAGCGGAGCAGCAGTCGAGAATGCAGCAATTGTTGGTTGAGGAACAGCAGAAGCTGGCTCAAGCGATTCCTGAATTTGCAGATCCAGAGAAAGGCCAAACTGTACGTAGCGAGATCCGGAACTACGCTAAACAGGTTGGGTTTTCAGATGAGGAACTCTCAGCGGTGTATGACAGTCGCGCTGTTATGACGCTATGGAAAGCGGCTCAGTACGACAAACTTATGAAGGGTAAGCCTGATGTAACCAAACGTGTTACTGAGGCTCCTAAGATGCTGAAGCCTGGAGCGGCAAGAACTGTCAATCCAGAGGCTCAAGCAATTCAATCTCAACGGAAAGTGCTGCGGCAGACTGGCAAAGTCAAGGATGCTGCTGCGCTGTTTGAAAAATTCATGTAAGGAACTGCAATGCCTACCTTTTCCGCACATTCCGCTATCGGTCAGCGTGAAGACCTGATTGACGTAATCTACGACATCAGCCCGACCGAAACCCCGATTCTTTCGACCCTTGCTCGCACCAAAGCGACTGCTGTCTACCACGAGTGGCAGACTGATACTCTGGATGCTGCAACCTCTGCAAACGCTGCTGTTGAAGGTGCGGATGCTGTTGCTGCTACGATTTCCCCGACTGTCCGTCTTGGAAACTACTGCCAGATCGTGCAGAAGACCATCCAGATTTCCAATACTCTGGAAGCGGTCAACAAAGCAGGTCGCAAATCGGAAAAAGCCTATCAACTTTCCAAGGCTTCGCAGGAACTGAAGCGCGACATGGAAACCATCATCACTGCCAACCAAGGGCAGACTGCTGGTTCGTCCACGACCGCTCGGAAACTGGGTGCGATTCTGTCTTGGCTGAAGACCAATACCTCCGCAGGTACGTCTGGCACTGATCCCACGACGATTGGTGTCTCGACCCGTTCGGACGGTGCTACCCGCACCTTCACCGAGACGCTGCTGAAGGATGTTGTTGCTGAGGTGTTCGTTTCGGGTGGTAATCCGAAGCTGATGGTGGTCAATGCTGGTCTGAAGCAGAAAGCTAGTTCGTTTGCTGGTATCGCTCAGCAGCGCTACAACGCTCCTGAAGGCCCGACGACCATCATTGCTGCGGCTGATGTTTATCTGAGCGACTTTGGTACGATTGCGATCACTCCTGACCGCTTTATGCGTACCCGTGACGCTCTGCTGCTCGATCCTGAGTACGCTGCTGTTGCGTATCTCCGTCCGTTTGCCACGAGCGATCTGGCAAAAACGGGCGATAGCGAGAAGACTCAGTTGGTTGCTGAGTTCACGCTTGAGATGCGAAACGAGGCTGCTCACGGTGGGTGCTTCGATCTTAACCCGGCTCTGTAATTGAAAGTACCCTCCCCTGCCGAGAGGTGGGGGAGGACTAAAACAAATGCCAGAATTATTTTCAGTAGGAGAGGGGCGATACACCATCGCTCACAAGTTGGATGATGTTGTTGTCCTGGAGACAAAGCAGGACGTATCAGACATCATTGAGCTAAACAAGATTCAAGTCGATAACGCTACACGCAAGATCGACAACACAATGACTCACATTGCTCGAATCCCGTTCACTGTGATTGATGACCTGAATGCAAAGGGCATCATGCAGGGATTCATGGTCAAAGATGAAAAAGCGTTCAAACGCTGGCTAAACAATCCAGACAACAGAGTATGGCGCACCTACCCTGGTAGCGTCTGAGGAGGCTCCATGAGGATTGCTGTTTGTGTGCCCTGCCGGGATTCTGTCTTGGCAGGGTTTGCTTTTGATATGGCTCGGATGTGTGCGTATGAGGCAAAGCGTGGAGTGAATGACATCCAGTTGCTTCAGATGCCAGGAACCTTAATTTTCACGCAGAGAGAAAAACTTGTTGACGAGGCTTTGGAGTGGGGTGCTGACTACGTTCTCTGGGTTGACAGCGATATGCGGTTTCCAGCGAACACTA